CACGCTCCTGTCTGGCGCGGTCGGCTTCCCTATCGCGTGGGGCACGCTGGGCAGCGGCACGGGCTTGCCGCGTGCGGCAATGTTCCGCACCAGCGGCGTGCGCGACATGCACATGGGCGGCTTGGGTCTGATGGAAACGCGCGTGCAGATCGACTGCTACGGCGCGACCTATGCGCGAGCCGGAGTATTCGCGGCACGCTTGAGGGATACAAGGGCGGGCCTATCCAAGGCGCTTTTCTTGACAGTGTGCGCGACCAATTCACCGACGATGCGGACCTTCTGCACCGCGTGTCGCTGACGTTCTCGATCTGGCATCGGGACTAACCGCCGGATTCCGGCACCACCTCTGAAAATGGAGAAATGACATGGCTGCATCTGGTAGCACAATCGGCTATGGCGACAAGCTTGAATGGTCCACTGACGCTGGTGTGACATGGACGGCGGTCGCTGAACTGAGAACGGCAGACGTGCCGACGCATACGGTCGAAAAGATCGAGCGGACGCACATGGCATCGCCGAACCGGACCAAGGAATACACGACCGGCCTGCGCGACACCAATGACGTGTCGTTCACGTTCAATTTCAACAGCGCGGATTATGCCGCACTGTTTGCGCTTGAAACGGCTGGCACGGTTGCACAGTGGCGGCATACGCTCGCGCCGGGAGACGGCGAAACCACGGGCGCGATCTATGAATACAACGGGTTCGTGGAGATCGGCGGCGCGCCGCGTGAGGTTGAGGGCGTGACTGAGGTTACGGCGACGATCAAGCGGACGGGCGTGGCAACCTTCACGGCGGGCAGCTAATGATCAGCGGCGTCACAAAGCAGATCGGGGATAACTCCGAGACATTCCGCATGACCACGCGTGCCATGATGGCAATCGAGGATCACTTTGGAAAGGGCTTGATCGAAGTAATGCAGGGGCTTGAAAGCGGATTTCGCATTACTGATCTCGCGCTTTTGATTTCAGAATGTGCGGACAATGGCGCGGGTGTCGATATGGACCGCGCTGTTGAAATCATGGATGTGATCGGCGTAACGCAGGCTGGTGAGTTGCTGGGCGAAGTGGCAGAGGCCGCATTCCCCGAGGCAAAGGGTCAGCCCGCAAAAAACGTGAAGAGGGCGGTTCGTCAGAAATAGACTGGACCGCCCTTTTCAGGCACTGGATCGAGGCTGGCAAAGACCCGTCTGGGTTTGGCAATGTGTCCATGCGAGAATTGCAAATTGTTCTGGATGGCTGCGCCCGGCGCGATGAGCGGCAGGCATGGCTTGCGGCGCAATATGCGGCTTTTGCCTATCACAATCCTAAAGAAATGCCTGGCGATCCGATGAGGGAAAGTGCGGCATTGCCAGTCAATCCTAAAGTCGCTGAGGAAATCCGCGAAATCAGGCGGCAGGTCAAGCTGGCGCACGACACCGCGAAAGCAAGGGGCGCATAATGGCCGTTGAAATTGGTGCACTACGCGCGCTTCTGAGCCTCGATAGCGCGGCGTTTGAAAGCGGCGTAAAGCGTGCGCAAGGATCTACAAAGCGCCTCTCTGACACGATGAAGCAGGTCGCGAAAGTTGCAGCAACAGCATTCGCTGCGGTAACTGCGGCTGCTATTGCCGGCGCTCGCGACATTGACCAGGTGGCAAAGGCATCTCGACGGCTTGGCGCGTCAATCGGCGGTTTCGAGGCGGTGAAGCTGGCAGCCGAAGAGGCTGGCGTTCCAGTTTCATCCCTTACCGACAACCTCCAAAACATTGACCGGGAGTTGGCTAAGGGCGGGAAGCTGGCAGGGGAGGCTTTGTCCAAACTTGGGTTGACTGCGGAAGGGCTTTCAAAACTAGACGCTGATGAGAAGATTGCGCTCATCGCGGATCGTGTTAAAGACCTTGGCCTAAGCTCTGGTGAGGCAACCGCTCTTTTGCAGTCACTCGGGGTCCGCAGCCGTGAAATGGTCCTGCTTCTGCAAGGCGGTGGTGATGCGATCCGACAGGCGCGCAAAGACGTTGAGGATTACGGCCTCGCGCTCAGCGGACCGGTGGTTTCCTCTATCGAAGAGGCAAATGACCGGATTGGGCGCTTGTCCATTGTGGCGCGCGTGTTTGGCCAACAGCTGGCGACTGCGGTCGTACCGACACTGGGCCGGTTCTCTGAGGCGATCACAGACAGCTTGCGCGAAGGTGGGCTGCTGCGCGATGCGATTGACGTCATTACGAGTGCTATCCGTGGGCTGGTAGTTGTGGTTGAGGCCGTTGTTGATGGGTTGCGGCTGTTGGCCGATTGGATGGGCAACAGAGTGGTTGTTGCGGTTGGGCTAATTTCCGCTGCGCTGGTGATTTTGCGCCGTAACATGATCAGAACTGGCATCGGCGCTCTAATTGTGGCGGCTGGTGCTCTCGTTGATTTTCTGGACCGGCTCAAAACAGCGACTGGCTCTTGGGGCGAGGCTCTTGTCGCGCTCGGCGGCGTTGGGAAATCTGTTTTTCTTGGTATGGGTAACACGGCGCGCGGGCTTTTTGAGATACTGGCCGGTGTTGCATCTGCTATCGCTGGATCGTTTGTTCGTGCTTTCGCGGAGATAGCCAGGTCGTGGGATGCGCTGGTAAACGGCATGGCGGCGGCGTGGAACGCTATCGCCGACACATCTTTCGGTGAGGCACTAGGCTTCGGAAAGCTTGGGCGGTCAGATATATCTGGCACCCTTGGCAACCTTGCCGATGGTCTTTTCGATCAGGCAATCGAAAGCATAAACACCGGTGGACAGAGAATTAAAGACGCTGGCAAAGGGGTGTCTGAGGCGATTGCCAACCTAAGGGAAGCACTTAATAGCGGCGGCGACGCGAGCAGCGCAGCGGCTGATGCTGCACGCGAGCTTGCATCAGAGTTGGACAATCTCGGAGGCAAGGGCGGCGGCAAAGCTGGCAAAGCTGCAAAAAAAATTAAGGACGCGAAAGACGTAACGGATGAACTTTCCGAGACGTTCAAGCGCGCGTTTGCAAATGTTGTTTCTGGAGCGACGAGCGCGACCGATGCCCTGAATCAAATGCTGCAATCGCTGCTGAATATTCTCGCTCAAGACTTGGCGGGCAGTATTTTCGACAAACTGGGTGGCAGCGGGATTATCGACGGCATTGCCGGGCTTTTCGGACCCGGCCAGACGACTGGCAAAGGTTTGACGGTCAACACGCCGAACCTGTTGCCGCCTATGTTCGATAGCGGCGGTTTCATCAGGGCCGGACAGCTAGGCATTGTTGGCGAGCGCGGTCCTGAGATTGTAACCGGCCCGGCGAATGTCACGTCTCGGGTTGACACAGCCAAGATGCTGGGCGGGCAGGTCGTCAATAACATCACCGTTCAAGCGCCGCAGGGTTCGGACGTGCAAGAGCAGCGCCGCCAGAATAGCAGTGGTGGTGAGGATTTGACCATCATCATTGACCGGGCGGTTAGCAATCTGGCGCGCGATCCAGGTTCCGCTCTGAGCCGGACGCTTGGGCAGAATTTCGGGCTCCGGCCCGCTACGAGGGGGCGTTGACATGCCGGTTTGGCCCGTGAGTTTGCCGCCGCTCGGGCAGACAGGCGCGCAGATAGCTGCTGATGATTCTGTCCTGCGCTCGCAAATGGACGCAGGTCCGCCGACGCGGCGCAACAGGTTCACGGCGATCACCAAAAGCGTGTCCTATATAATAACGCTCGACGGTGAACAGGTCGAGACGCTTGACGGGTTTTTCCACGACACCCTGCGCAACGGTGCCCTGTCATTTGACTGGATCGACCCGCGCAACGACAGCGCGGCCGTCTTCGCCTTTGCCAGTCCGCCGCAATACACCGGGCTTGTCGGGGCAGAATACCCAGCCGAGCGCCTTTGGCGTGTCTCCCTGTCATTGGAGATACAGCCTTGACAATATCAGACCAGCTTCGCGCGGACGCATGGGCTGATGAGTCCGACCTGCACCTTGTTCTTTTGGAAATCAGCCACCCAGACTTGGCGGAGCCTATCCGCGTAGTGAATAACAAGGTCAACATCATCTCGAACTTCGAGACATATGTAGCCTTTCCGTTCGAGATTTCATTGCCAGAAAGCAACGAGGATGCGCCGCCGCGCGCCAGCCTGTCGATCAGCAATGTCGGGCGCGAGATAGGCCAGATAATCCGGTCGATCACATCACCGCCGTTCGTTGCGATCCGGGTGGTGAGGCAGGAGACGCCTGACGTGATAGAGGTAACGCATGATGGTATGCGGCTGAGCGGCGTGACCTACAACGCTCAATCTGTCTCGGGCGATCTGGTCAGAGAGGATTTTGTGCACGAGCCGTATCCAGCCATAACCTATTCACCGGCTGACTTTGTTGGGCTTGGGCTATGACGGCGGCGGAGTTTGTTGAGCGCGTCATGCGCATGGAGTTTTGCGCGCACGGACGCAGTTATGATCGCGGCGATTGCTGGGCGGTGGTATGGCTGTTTTACCGCGACGTTCTCGGTATCGCCTTGCCGCTTTATGACACGGGCTATATGACGGCGGGCCGCACTCGGGAAGATCGGGCGGCGGTCGGCGGGATCGTGGCCGCCGAGAAGGTCAAATGGTTGCAAGTGGATACGCCGAGCGTGGGTGATGTTGTGCTGTTGCGTTGCGGCGGTCGGGCTTGCCATGTCGGCGTTATGTTGGACAAGGCCCGGTTTGTGCACATCGAAAACAGGAACGGCAC